TCACACGATACGCCTGTTGAAGACGGATCTGTGGGTGTTCATAACATACATGAACCTGCGATTTTACAAAGAGTGAATGCTTTTGTTGGTTCTATTGCTGATAGAGAATACGTGCAACCTGAGGCTGCTCTTTCTCAATTAGAAACTAGATTAAGAACAATTGGTGTTCAACTAAAAGACTCAATAACAATTGATGATAAAAAAGGAACTTTTGAAAGCGGATTAAGTTTTAATGGTGGTCGTTTCGGTAAAGATACTGACGGTAGTGATATAAATGATGATGGTATAACACATAAAGTTGGTAAAGAGTTGAAACTAAAAGGTAGATACGAAACATTAGAGAACGGCGCTGTAAAAGTTTATGCAGAGCTTGGCTAATGTTTGATAAGATAACAAAGAAGAATTGGTTATTTTACGCCATAAAAAACTACAATGTTCCTAATTTAGATAGTGAACAGGAGTTTTATGAAGATGTGAAAAGATTTAAATATCTTAAACGTCTATTTCGTAAATACAGAACCACAGGTGAACTGAAAACTAGATTAGTTTTAAATCATATTATAGTATTAACAAATGTTTTTGGTAATGAGGCAGCTGCAACTTTATTATTATTTAAGATTGAAAGAGAGTATTGGAGTATATTAAAAACTTTCTTACAATATTTAAATGTAATGAGAGAAGATGAAATGCCTAATGTGAAAGTAAACAAAACTTTGTTATCAAGTTTGGAGAAGATATAATGGGAAGAGCCATAGATTTATTAATTACGTATAGAGTTATTAAGATGTTAGTAACTCCTTTTGAAAAACAACCTGCGTATGCTTTAGGTATCATTGATAAGAATGGTAAAGTGTTAAGAAAGGCAAAGACCTTAACTACTGCTAAAGAAAAAGAAGCATACACTTTGTTACATAGATTTGTTTTTAATTTAAAAAGACTTATCAATATTGTACCAGGTGGTAAATCTAAACTAGGCACATATGCTGCTGCTCTAGGTTTGTTATTAAAAGAAAATAAAGATATTAATATGGTTGAGTTAGAGAAAGATTTATATAAACATCTTTCAGAAAATAACTTAATTAAATTAGATGATATAAATGAGTCTGTTGGATTTGATTTCTTACAAGAAGGTAAGTATATTGTAACAGATCAATTAGAAGATTTAAATGGTAATGTAACTGCTGAAGTAGGTGATATTGTATATACAACTGAAAATCAAAAACCTTTTGATAATTATTTCGGTGTAAATTTATACCATGTTATCAATGAAGATACAAAGAAACAAGTTATGGTATCTGAAGATAATATAGAGAGGATAAGACTATGATAAGTTTTAAACAATTAAGAGAAAAATGCTGGGCAGGATACCATGCTGTTGGTATGAAAAAGAAAAACGGCAAGATGGTTCCTAATTGTGTGCCTAAAGAAAGTGTTTCTTCAGATGATGATTACAGAGCAAAGAGAAAAGCACTACAAGATATTCAAAATGATCCTAAACAGATGGCTGTAGTAGGTAGAGATAAACTTCTAAAAAGAAAAGATAAGTTAGAAAAAGACTACCAAGATTTTAAAAACAAAGATAAACAAATAGCAGCTTCTACATTAAGATATTCAGTTAAGTTTGCAATGCAAAAAGGTGGTAAGATTGCGAATGCTTTTTATAGAGATAAAGCAGAAGCAGAAAAATTTATGAAGTCAGTAATTGCAAAAGGTGGTAAAGCAATTATGACTACTGAAGAAGTAAAAGAAGACGCACCTGCAAATGCAGTAGGTGATGGTTCAGCAGTGGCAATGCCACCTGCACATGAACCAGGAGTATCTGTAAAGAAAAAGAAAAAATCTGTTATAGGTTTATTAAAAAGAGAAGATTACAATAGAGTAGAATTAGAAAACGTTATCAATAAAATCTGTACAAACCAAGAGATAGAAGAAAATCAAATTAAACCTATTGTAAATAACATAAAATCAAAAAAAGAAAAAGGCACTTATACTGAACAATTCGGAATGAGAGCATTTAGATATGTTGTAGATACTGAAATTACAGAAACGGTATCGGAAGAATACAGAAATAAAATTGCCTCATCTTTGTTGGCAAAATATGAGTAAATCTTTTAAAGAATTAAGAGAGTATGTAAGAGGTTTTGGTACGTATCCTGGCGATACAATGAAACCTATGGCGTCACTAGGTGGTGCTCAGTTTTTTCCTAATAGAAGATATGCAACAACAATGCCTGCTATGTCAGCGTCTTATAAAGGTGCAGGTCACGGTACAATCAAACCTATGGTTACTGCTGACACTAAAAGAATACCTAGAAAACCAGGTCAGAAAGCAAAGTCAGATAAACATAGTGACTTATATACAGACGAAGACCCTAAAGGTACAATACATGGTCTAGGTTTTACTGATAAGAAAAAAGCAAAACAATCAGTAAGTAAGATAAGAGGATCAAGTAGAACTCATGCTCATAAAATGCAGGCTGCAATTGCAATGTCACAAAGAGCTAAAGTTGCAAGTCAAAGAGCAAAAGATCCTGAAAAGAAAAAAGACTTGGGACAGGCACATAACGTCTATCAAAAGTATATAAACAAAAATAAAAAGAGTAAGGACTAATATGGAACTATTAATCGCATTAGCAATGAAATTTTGGCAATGGTCAATCTTAATTGCTGTAGTTATAATAACATTTTTAATTAATTTATTAGATAAGAAAAAATCAAGTAACTTAAAATTTAGTTACACAGAAATGCCAGAACTAAAACCTATTGCAATCAAAACAAAAGGTAAAGGGTTTTGGAAAGGTATAGTAATGTGGTTACTTTCAACTAGAAATTGGGAGATAACAAAAGACTGGCACTATAACATCAATGGTGTTGAGTATGTAATACCAGCAGGTTTTACATTTGATGGTGCAAGTATACCTAAATTTTTAAGAACCTTTTTCTCACCAGTTGGTGTATTACTAATTGGTGGTCTTGTACATGATTATATGTACAAGTACGCTGCTTGTAAACCAAGCACGGAAGGCGCACCTTTAATGTTAGTAAATCAAAAAGATTCAGATAGAATTTTTAGAGATATTAATATTGAAGTAAATGGTTTCTATTCAATGAACTATCTAGCATACTGGTCATTAAGATTAGGTGGCTGGGTTGCATGGAATGGTCATAGAAAAAGAAACGCTAAGATCAAATAACATATAAGGAGTAAACTAATATGGAATGGTTAAAACATAGAGTAAAAGAAGTATCATCATGGCATGGTGGTGCTTTAATCGCAATAGGCTGCATTATATTATTCGCAGGACCTTTTGCTAAAATGGCTGCATGGGCTTCAATCGCATGGGGACTATGGGCAATTTGGAAGAAAGACTAATTTAACTATGGGATTTAGATTATTTTTTATTGGCATATTCATCAGCGCCCTACTAGGCGCTGGTGGATACATCTTTAAGTTACAGAAAGATAACACTATACTTAAAGCAAATGCTATCAAAATGGAATCAGCAATTGCTGATCAAAAGAGTTTAATTGAAAATCAAAAGAAAGATTTTCAGGAGATACTAGACGCTAACAATAAGATGAATGAGTTAGTTGGTCTACTAAAAAAAGACCTAGAAGATTTAGATAAAAGATTTAACAAGAAGAATAGAGATGTTGGTAAGTTAGCCATACAGAAAACAGAGTCTATTGAAAGAATAACTAACGGTGCGTCAGCACTTGCTACAAGATGTATTGAGATCGCAAGTGGATCACCTCTAACAGAGGAAGAAAAGAATGCTACGAAGAAGTCACAAATTAATAGTGAATGTCCTTCTATCGCTAATCCTAATTACGTCCCTTACTAGTTGTAGTGGCGTTAAGCAATTAGAGATATTTAAACAAGAAGTTGAGCGTGAAAAACTCAATTTGAACAAGCCCACACCACTAGAATTAGAGAACTTACGTTGGATTATTATTACATCTAACAATGCCGAGGAAGTGTTTAAAAAACTAGAGGAACAAGGCATTGATCCTGTATTATGGGGATTGACAGATAAAGATTTTGAACTCCTAGCAAAGAATTTTGCACAAATCAGAAATCAATTGAAGATTACAAATGATTTGCTTGATAAATATAAGGAGTATTATGAACCTGAAATTAATAAGGATGTAAAAGATGGCGAATAGATTAGATATATCAGAATCAACGGCAGTATCTATGCCGATGAAAAACCTTCTGGCTATAATCGCAGCTGTTTGTGTAGGGGTATGGGCATACTTTGGTGTGTTAGAGCGTATCACTATGTTAGAAACAAAAGCTCAGTTGTCAGAAAAAGATTTAAACCAGGTAACAGAAACATTATCTGCTGATATAGAAAAGAATAACGAATTTAGAATTAAGTGGCCGAGAGGAGAATTGGGCTCACCACCTGCTGACTCGGAACAATTCATGTTAATTGAGCATATCGCTGGTCAATTAGAATCGCTAAGTGAAAGAATGGAAGACATGATGAACAACGGTGTCAATATCAAAAGGTTACAAGAGGATGTAAAAATGTTGAGAGAAGATGTTGAAAAATTAAAGGATTCAAATAGGGATATAATTTACAAAAATGGAACAGGACAATAAATCATCAATATTTGCTTTTATCGTAGCATTACCATTAATACTATGTTTACTAATGTCAAGTGCCTCTGGCGCTAAACTATATGTAGGTGGTGAAAAATACGAAAAAGACGGTGTTGTTGCTCTACTCTTACACTTAAATGGTAAGTTGATAGAATGGGTATACAAGGAAAATATAGGTCAATGCTTGAAGTCTAAAAGAGTAGCAAGTAGAGAAGTTGGCGGAGAAAGAGTTGTATTTTCTTGTAAGTTAGTAAAAGGTTTATTACAAGAAGATAAACAAGCCAAATATGGCATAAGACTATTAAAGGTACTTGACTAATGCAAGGTAGAAATTTATTACTAGGTTTGTTATGTACAATCATCTTACTAGGTGCATTAAGTATAGCAAATGCAGATTGCACAGGTTGTGGTGATGACGGCCATCAAGTTTGTCCTATAGAGAAAAAACACAAACACGTTACGATAATGAAAGAAGAACACAAGGCGTCTTCATCTGAACCTGAAATGGGTGTTGTATTTGCAGTATGTATTTTTGAGATTGATGAAACAGGTAAAAGAGTTTTAGTAGATCACGTGGCGTCAGAAAATCTTGTTGATTGTTTGAAAAACAAGAGAGAAAAAGAAAGAGAATATAAAGAGTCAAAAGAAAAACCTGGTGTATATAATATGACTTGCGACAAAGTTGACGCACAGGTTAAAGTAAATGAAGATGGCTCTTGGGAAATTTTAGATATTTTAGGCCGACATGAACAGGCCTACGAGAAGAAAAAAATCTACGAATAATTTACATTATAAATACTAATAGAACTTAAAAGGATAACTATGAAAAGATTATTAATCTTTTTGTTATTCTTCGTTATGATAGGTGCGACACCTATTTGGGCTGACACTACAAACTCTGGAGCGACAACTAACTCACAAACGAATACGAGTGGGAGTAATACCACTATATCAGGTGGGTATTCGCAAGAATCAACAACGACCTATCAAAGTGGGTCATCATCAACAACATCTACTACAAATACTACAAACGCATATACAGGCGATCAAAGAGTAGTCAATTCAGCGTCAGCGCCATCAATGTCAGCAATGTCACAAGACCTTTGTGTTGTTGGTGTATCAGTAGGCGTATCTAAATTTGGTATTGGCGTATCAGGCGGATCATATAGAACAGACGAGAATTGTGAAAGAATTAAATTAAGTAAAGTATTAAACGATTTAGGTATGAAAGTGGCTGCAGTTTCAATACTTTGCCAAGACGAAAGAGTTTTCCACGCAATGATACAATCAGGCACACCTTGTCCTTACAATGGTAAGATAGGTGACGCAGCTCTTAAAGAGTGGAAGAAATACGATAAGTTAAGACCAGATTACGAACAATACACAGCAGACTTAAAATATATTGAAAGAAAAAATAAGAAATTAGAAAAAGAATACGAAAAGAAAATGTTAGAGAATGCCGAAGAATTATCTAAACAACAAGTAGAATTAGACGCAGTAGCGGCTGAAAAACAAAAACTAATTGACGAAATGAATGAACTAAAAGGAGTTAAGGAAAAAAACAACTCCCCAAAGTAGAGAGAAAAATATGGAAATATATACCCTTTACATTATTGCTTGGATTGCCCTTTTAACATATGTACCTTACAAGCTATATAAAATCATTGATAGTTTCGCTGACGATATTAATCCTTACAACTTTAGTAAGCGTAAATAGTCAAGCAGAAACTTGCACAACCAACGACCTTGGTGACCGTACCTGTACTACAACTACAGCAGGTACAACCACAGGCAACGTCTTAACAAACTCAACAATCGGAACATCTGGATACAGCACATCAGGTTGGACAATTAGTGGTGACATTGGTCACGGACACTCATCTACAAATGGTACAACTTACACAGGACAAAATACTACTGGTGGTAATATTGCTTTTGAAGGTGACCCTAATGGTAAACTTTACCAAGATGTAGATTTAGTTGGTGATGGTAAATTAACACAAGCACAAATCAATGAAGGTTTTACCTCAACTATGTCAGCAGACATATGGTTTTGGAATATGTTTGAAAATACAACAACTCTTAAACAAACTATCACAGCTTCTGATGGTACGGTAACCACACAAGTTAGAAACATAAACGACCACGACCCTAATAGACAATATAATGGCGGTCAATGGACTAATTATACAGATAGTTATACTCACGGTTCAAATACACAAACAGATTTTACAATAAGAGCTGAGATTTATAATGATACAGCAGGTTCAAGTTATGACGGTCTTCATTATGGACCAGATGTAGATAATGTTGAGTTATCTATTACAACTGCTGGTGTTCAATCAACAACATTTACACCTTGCCAAGAGCTAGGAACTTGTACAGACGCAGGTAATGATATTGCAGACGCAGTTGATTTAAAAACGGATGATGGTATAGATTTATTCCAAGATTTAGATACAAAAGTTGAAGACGCAATAAAAGATTTTGAAGAGGTTGAAGTTGTTACTATTGACACCACAATGTTTATTGAAGATGATTTAGGTGAAATAGAAGAGGTAAAGTTTGAAGATTTTATTGAAGATTCATTTACATCATTTTTAGAAGAAAATAATTTAGTAGAAGAATTTAAAACAGAATTAGAAGTTGAAGGTATTACTGAAGATGAATTTTTTGAAGAACTAGGAAGTGAAATGATAGAAGAATTAGGTGGTGAAATGATGACAGAAATTGCTAGTTTAGATGAAGAAATGATTGAAGAACCAAAGATGGAAGAATTTAAAGATGAAGAAATGATTGAAGAACCCAACATGGAAGAAATGAAAGAGGAGGAGATCGCCAATGAAGATGAAATAGCTACTGAAGAAAATCCACAAGAAGAAGTCAAAGAAGAAGTTAAACAAGAAGAAGTCAAAGAAGAAACAACGGAGACAGAATCAAATGATAACACCGAGACAAATGCAACGACTGAGGATACTAGTGAGGAATCAATGGAGACAGAGGAGACAGGAGAATCTGATACAGAGGAATCTACTATGGATGAAAATACGGAAACAGAAGGATCGGAGACGGAGACGAATAATGAAGAAAATGTGGATGATGAGGCGACTGGCGATGATAGACAGGATGAGAACGAGATTGATAGCGTAGATGTAAAAGTAAAAAGAATAATCGCTAAATTAGAGAAGACATTAAAAGACGTAAATGATACGGTCAAGGCAGTACAATTTGTTACACTAAAAGGTATTCAATCAGGTGCTGCTGACCTATCATCTTATAACGTACAATTACAGGATACCGTTAAGTTGTTTGATGGTAATCCAGACTTCTTTAATCAACTAAATATAGAGCAAGAACAGATTTATAAGAATAAATCTTTAAACGCATATACAAACAACGACCCAATATCAATAAAACAAAGTGAGCTTTTACGAATTGATATTGAAAAGAAACAATTACTATTAGAACTTAAAATTTTAAGAGAGGGATAAGATGATAGATAAATTAAAAGACAATTTAGCAAGTGTCGCTGCTTTGATTGCTGCTGTGGCTGCAATTGGTGGTGGGTTTGTTAAGTATGGCGAGATCAGCACAAGATTAAGTCAGATAGAAGCTGCACAAGGCGAAACAATTGATACTTCAGGTATCGTTGTTAACGCTGAAGACATTGCAGTACTAAAAGAGAAAGTATCAAAAGTAGAGAACAGCAAAGTTGACCTATCAGGTATTGCTAAAAACAAAGAAGCAATTGCTGAAGTAGAAACTAAAGCAAGTGTCAACGAAAAAACTTTACAACTATTCAAGTTAGAAATTGAAGAAATCAAAATTAAAAGTAAAAACCCATTAGGTGGATAATGGCAGATTTAAATAAGTTAGCAACCGATTTACAAGTCCTTAAAAACGAAGTAGAGCAGGTTGCTAGCGTCAATACAAAACTTGATAATGCTATAGATAAACTAACAGACATATCTGGTAGTATCAAATCTATGCTAGCAGTACATGAAGAAAAATTATCAAAACAAGAAGAAATAGATAAAGCAATATTCAACCTAATAGAGAATCGTAGAGTTGAATTTGATACAAATTACAAAGAATTACACGCTAGAATCAACAAGATTCACAAAGAATTGACAGACGAAATAGAGATGTCAGAAAAGCGTTTAATGTGTGAAATTAAGACTTTAAACTCAAATTTAGACGGTAGGATAGGCGTTTTTGAGAAATACAGATGGATCATCATAGGGGCGGCAATAGTACTAGGATTGTCTATGCCTCAATTAATGTCAATATTTAAAATACTTTAATAGGACCTTGACAAAAAAGACTATATAGTATATACTATTAGTTATGAGTGGTTACATTGATCTAAATTATATTAGTAAGATACAGCCTAGACTACAACAATTCAAAAAGAAAAGAGATTACCTTTTTAACTTTCGTTGTCCAGTCTGTGGTGATTCTAAAAAGTCTAAAACAAAAGCAAGAGCATATCTGTATAGAGTTAAGAACGATATGTTTTTCAAATGCCATAATTGTAGCGCAAGCCACAACTTGGCAAATCTTATCAAGTTAGTTGATAGACCTTTATACGATCAATATATTTTAGAAAGATATAAAGGTAGTAAACCATCAAATGACGCTGAAAGCTTATTTGATAAATTTAAAACTAATACAAAAGATAAGTTAAAAAATTCTACACCTCTACAAGGCCTTACTGCCTTTAGTAATTTAGATGATGAACATCCTGCAAAGCAATACCTTCTCAACCGAAAGTTGCCTACGGATTACTTTGATAGATTATATTATTGCGACAAGTTCCAAAACTTTGTTAATAAGTTACGACCAGGGACTTTCAGTAGTCTAAATATGAAGTACGAACATCCTAGATTAATTATACCTTTCTATGATGTTGATAATAATGTTTTTGCAATTCAAGGTAGAGCATTTGGTAAAGAACAACCAAAGTATCTAACAATTAAATTACAGGAGAATAAACAAAAGATTTTTGGGCTAGAACGAGTCAATCTTCATAAGCGATTGTATATTGTTGAAGGTCCTTTAGATAGTTTATTCCTTGATAATTGTCTTGCGGCTGGTGGTGCTGATTTACAACTGCCTGCTACAAACAAAGATGTAGTTTTTATATTTGATAATGAACCACGTAATAAAGAAATTATAGATAGAATGTACAAACTGATTGATAAAGAATATATGATAGTAATATGGCCAGAAGGAACAAAAGAAAAAGATATAAACGAAATGATAATTAAAGGCAAGACAAAAGAAGAACTACAAAAAATAATATCCGACAATACCTATTCAGGTCTGTCAGCAATCACACAATTAAATTCATACAAACGTTGTTAAGGGGGAAAAATGGTAACGGGAAACGAGTCGATAAACGTCAAAAAAAGAAACGATAGAGGAACAGAACCTCTTAACATTGAAAAGATACATGAAATGGTTGAGTATGCTTGTGAAGACATCACAGGAGTTTCATCATCACAAGTAGAGATGAAAAGTGGACTACAATTTTACGATGGTATATCCACAGATGAAATACAACAGATTTTAGTAAAGTCAGCTGCAGACTTAATAGATTTAAATAATCCTAATTACACATATGTAGCAAGTAGATTACTTTTATATAGTTTAAGAAAACAAGTTATAGGTAAATTATGGGATCACCCACACTTCTTTGATCATGTAAAGAAGGTTGTAGATTTAGGACTATATGATGGAGAGATATTTACAAATTATCAAAGAAAGGACTTTGATAGAATGGAGAACTGGATAAGTCATAATAGAGATTATGATTTTACATACGCAGGTCTCCGACAAGTTATTGACAAATACCTTGTACAAGATAGAAGTACAAATGTGGTATATGAAACACCACAATTTATGTACATGATGATTGCGGCTACTTTATTTGCAAAGTATCCAAAAGAAAGGAGAATGTCATATGTTAAAAAATATTATGACGCTATATCAACATTTAAGATCAATATTCCGACGCCTGTTATGGCTGGTGTCCGTACCCCTCTTAAGCAGTATGCTTCTTGTGTGCTTGTTGACATTGACGATACTCTACCTAGTATCTTTAGTAGTGACATGGCTGTTGGGCGTTATGTTGCCCAAAGGGCTGGGATCGGAATTAACGCAGGAAGGATCAGAGGTATCAACTCACGTATCCGAGGCGGTGAGGTACAACATACGGGTGTTATACCTTTTCTTAAAAAATTTGAGGCTACTGTTAAGTGCTGTACTCAAAACGGAGTACGAGGCGGATCGGCAACCGTACACTTCCCAATTTGGCACCAAGAAATAGAAGACATCATTGTTCTTAAAAACAATAAAGGTAGTGAAGATAATAGAGTTAGAAAATTAGATTACTCAATACAATTATCAAAACTATTCTATGAAAGATTTATTAACAATGAAGATATAACTTTGTTCTCACCACATGAAGTACCAGAGTTATATGACGCTTGGGGTTCAGATGAATTTGATGATCTTTACGAAAAAGCAGAAAGAAAATTATCTGTAAAGAAAACAAAGATCAACGCACAAGAATTGTTTTTTGACATCTTAAAAGAAAGAGCAGAAACAGGTCGTATCTATATAATGAATATTGACCATTGTAACACTCACTCATCTTTTAAAGATAGAGTTACAATGAGTAACTTATGTCAGGAAATAACTTTACCAACCACTCCAATACAACACATTGATGGAGAAGGTGAAATTGCTTTATGTATTTTATCTGCCATCAATGTGGGTAAAATAAACAAACGTGATGAACTACAACCATTATGTGATTTAGCAGTAAGAGCTTTAGATGAAATAATAGATCATCAAAAGTATCCTATTGACGCTGCTGAAAAATCTACAAAGGCACGTAGAAGTTTAGGTATAGGTTATATTGGTCTTGCTCACTACCTTGCAAAAAAAGGTTACAAGTATGATCAAAAACTTGCATGGCGACAAGTAGATAAACTAACAGAAGCATTTCAATATTATCTATTGTGTGCTAGTAATGACCTTGCAAAAGAAAAAGGTCCTTGTTCAGCATTTAAATCTACAAAATATTCAGATGGTATTTTACCTATTGATACGTACAAAAAAGATGTTGATGAGTTAGTTAATAAAAGAGAACTAACTTATGATTGGGAACATTTAAGAAAAGAAATAAAAGAACATGGTTTAAGACATAGTACATTGTCAGCACAAATGCCTAGTGAATCTTCTAGTGTAGTTTCAAATGCGACAAATGGTATTGAACCACCTAGAGATTATCTGTCTGTTAAAAAATCTAAAAAAGGACCATTAAAACAGATAGTACCAGAGTATAATAAATTAAAAAACTTTTATACACTACTTTGGGACATGAAAGGGAATGAAGGATATATAAATATCGTTGCAGTAATGCAAAAGTATTTTGATCAGGCAATAAGTGGTAACTGGTCATACAATCCTGAAAATTATACTGATGGTCAAGTACCAGTATCAGTAATGGCACAAGATTTATTGACAACATATAAACTAGGTTGGAAGACTTCTTATTATCAAAACACATATGATAGTAAGAAAGATGAAGACGAACCTACTCATCCGATTGGGTTCCATGATAATGTACCTGAAACAAAAAAAGAAGAGGACGATCCAGAAAATTGTGATTCGTGTACAATTTAATGAGTGAGATAAAAAACATTTATAGTAAAAGAAAACACGTGGGAATTTATGACGAAGAAATAATTCCTACCGAGGCTGAAATAAGAGAAGTGCTTGAAACAGCATATCCTTCTTTAGTTACCTCTAAACAAAAAGGATTTCCA